AGATTTTAGACGATTTTATACATTGACTGGTTCACCATTAATGAAATACAAAGGATGGGGATTAGGCATTTCCAGTATTTTCGTTTTTATTGGAATGCTTTTGGTGTTAATTACAAATGAGCGCGTACGAAAAGAAAAAGTGCATAAAAGCGGTGAAGATAATACTGTAAAAGATTTACATTTAAAAGACGACCCTAAAAAAGAGCACAAGGACAAAGTAATTAAAATCACATTTGTCACCGTTGTTGTCATGATGTGGGCTATGGTAGGAGAAACCTTTAGTAGTAGCAATGGTTCCTTCGCCAGTTTTGACAAACATGATTTTTACAAAGATCACAGTACAGCCGTATCCGATTTCGTCACAATAATTAAATGGTTATTGGACCAGCCTTATGAAATTTGTACCAATATAGATAAATTAATTCACCAATTTACTTACAAAATACGTATGCCTCCATTGGTGAAATGTTTTGCTACGTATTGCGTTGTGTTTATTATTTCCTTTTTCGGTTTATTTGTCCGTATTCCACATCATCCGGAAAGAATCAAGCATAAAATGGACCGATTTGAAATTATAAACATGACCAACGTATTTACTCCTATATTCCACCGTAATTATCAACAGTACAGAGATTTTTGTTTATTTGTATGGGGAGCCATTGTATCTAGTGTATTAGTCTGGTTGTTATCCTATATTCCCACGGGAGTCCCTCCAACATTCACAAAATTGCTTAATCTATTGGCAATCGGTGGTTCATTTGGTTCTCTTTTTGGGGTTCGCAATCTTTTTGACCTCAATAAGACAAAACAACTGGTCATTAGTATATTGGCATTCATTTTTGCTATTGTAGGAACCCCTGTAGTATTGACTTTACTGAATTTCTTTTTTAAATTTGGCATTGGTAAAGTTATCATGGGAATAGTACTGACCTTTATTTTCCTTATTTTGAAACCATTATTGAAGATGAAGATGGATATTAGTATGGACAATTTGAAAAGTGAAAACCTAGATGGAACTTTTGACAGCATCAAAGATTCATTAGGAAATTTAACTGGTATTAATAAAGACAATTACTTATTACCATTGAGTATTGTTGTAGGGTTAAGTTTGTTTTCTACGATTATGGTCGATTCTAATACAACAACCACTACAAAAGACCTCGTTTCAGGTGTCACAACCACCAGTAAAAAATGGATGTATAACAACAAGTCTCTCAAAATGTTTATTGTAGTTTTGATTTGCATGACCATTTCTTTATTCTTGTCCCTTTCCGTAGAATACAACACATTCTATCATTTGTACCGTTTTTTGAAAAATCTAATGGAATTCACGGTAGTCTATCTAACTCCATTGGCTTCAATCGCGGTCGCCATTGTCCATTTTGTATTTTCTCTCAAAAATCACGATAAATTCAAAAATCGTATTCATATTAAGAAAAATGACTAATTGTACAATAGAAACACAAATGCGCTAAAAAAACATAAATATTTCCTTTTTTCATTGTAAAATGAAATATTATGAATCGAATTACGAAGAATACGTTAGTAGCCTAAATAAATATAATTTGCATCCAGAATTGGAATCATTGTACAACCGTCTACCTGACCAACTTGATGAACTTCCCAATTTATTGTTCTACGGTCCATCTGGTGTTGGGAAATATAGTCAAATGCTCCGTTCCATATATCGCTACAGTCCTTCTAAATTCAAATACGATAAAAAGATCACCATTGGTAACGAAAAACCCGAAAAGAAATCCAAAGCATCGTCTACTGTAAAAGAACATTCATCTACTTCCCGTAAAAGTAAATCATCTGCTTCTACTTCGGCTTCTGTTGGTTCTTCTACGACACAAACAAGTTCCAATTCATCCAAAAAGAGCGAGTATAGTTACCGTATAAGTGATATTCATTATGAGATTGATATGGCTACATTAGGATGCAACCCAAAAACCATGTGGCACGAAATCTTTTTCCAAATAGTCGATATTATTTCCGTGAAACCCCATAAAACTGGTATTATTGTATGCAAAAATTTCCATATGATTTACAATGAACTCTTGGATATTTTCCACAGTTATGTACGCCATCCGTTTTATAATATCAAAATCCGGTTTATTTTACTCACGGAACAAATCAGTTTTATACCCGATTCCATTGTCAAAAACTTCCTTCGTATTTCTGTACGGCGACCCAGTAAAGAGCAATATATGTCATTGGCTAAATCTCAATCTCGTACTATTTTTGGACAACAAAATGGGTTTCGGATAACCAATGGAGAGAAACAACAGTTGTCCGATAATTTGGATATTATTCAATGTACATCACTAATTAACTGTAAAGAAATGCATATTTTGAAACAACTTCAACCAAATCAATTGCCCATGGATGTTTTCAATACCGTTACCGATGTTATTTTGGAAAAATTATTGGACCCGAGACAAATCGAAATCCAGACCTTTCGCAATGATTTATATGACCTATTGATTTACAATATTGAAATCACCGATGTATTATTCTACATTATTACTTTCCTTCTGGAAAAGAAACAAATTGATGCTACGAAAACCCATGATATTTTACAACATTGTTTCACCTTTCTTAAATATTACAATAACAACTACCGACCCATTTACCATTTAGAAAACATAATCTTTTTTATATTACAAAAAATTCATTTCAATACATCTTTATAATTATAATTATAGTTATTGGAGAGAAAAGGACTGTTATTGGAAACTACTGTAGAAAGATGATGAACTACAAAGAGGCATGTACGATTTTAGAACTAGGTCCATATGAAAAACATGGAACCAGTAAAATCAAGAAAAAATACCATTTATTGGCTCTACGGTATCATCCCGATAAAAACAAAGAACCCGATGCGAATGAGCGATTTTTGAAGATCCACGAAGCCTATCAGTTTCTACTGAACAATGGAAATGGTGCACCACCTGATGCTCTTCCAACATATGAAGCCATTATTCGGTTTTTCACCGGTACTTTAGATGAACAGGTCCAACAAGAATATTTACACTTGGCTTTAGACAAAGTTCTCTCCATTTGTGAAAAACAAGCCATTCAAATAATTGATAATATGCCATATGAGAAGTTCAAAAAGATTTATAAGATTCTCACTAAATATAAACACGTATTTCAATTGAGTCCGGAATTTTATCAAGCCATGGAGAAAAAGGCAATATTTTGGTTTTCACAGGGTTCTCTGAAAAAACGCGAATATAATGATCAGGATTCAGGCGATTTAGGCGATTTTACTGTAGAAGAAAATGAACAAGATGCATTGTATAAATCCGCCAATGTTTCCGTGACAACCGATGAAATGTTCCACGATTATGAATTTGAAATGACCGAATCGGAACTGGACGCTTCGGCAAATGAAACTATGATATTGCGCCCTGTATTGGACGACATTATTATAGACAATGTGTACAAGTGTCATTATGCCGATGTCGATTCTTCTACTAAATTGACTAAACCTCTGTACATTCCATTATGGCATCACGAACTGACTTATGATCGGGAAAACAATACGGATTTGACCATAAAAATTGTTCCTAAATTGCCTTCTACCAATTATTGGGTCGACGATGAAAATAATTTGCATCAAAAAATGGAATATACTTTATGTGAATTATGGGATTGTGTGGCTGATGAAAAATATTTAGAAATCTATTTTGGGAAAAAACGGTTTTTGTTTTATCCACAGGATTTACAATTGACCATGTATCAAACTTGGAAATGGCGTAATCAAGGGATTTCCAAAATCAATACCAATAATATTTATGATGTTTCTGTACGAGCAGATGTCATTTTGCATATCCATATTACTGGAATACTGTAGAAGATGATGTGATTGTTTTGTTATTCTTGGTAATACAATAAGATAAAGTTTTTTATTGTATTATTGTATAAGTGAGGCAATGTTTTATAGTAAATTCAAGGAGTTGGTTAATGATAAATCCAAAGAAACGTATACTGTAGAAGAATTACTGGACTATTTTGGTGAAAGTACTATTTTAGTGGGTTTGATTATTTCCAATATTATTACAAGTTTGCCTTTACCGCCGTGGGGCGGTGGTTTAGAAACATTACCCGGTGGTATTTTATCAATTATATTTGCCGTCCAAGGTCTTTTGGGATTGGAACATATATATTTACCGGAATGGATGAAGAAAACGGAAATCAATGTGAGCTTGTTAACGGGAAGTGATTTTATGCCGTCAGTATTTGAATTCGTAGATAATCGCATTGAACCGGGTCGAGAGAAATGGATCATGAACCGGACCACTGAAATATTGATGTATATACTGGTAATTGCCAATGCTTTATTGATGTTAGTACCCATTATGTTTACAAATGGACCACCTTCTCAATCCATTACTGCTATGGCATTTACATGGCTATTAGGTGATGGTTTGTATTTTATGATTTGTTTAGGAATTGCTTGTTTCGTGTTTATATTTTACGTATTTTTAGGAATTGTCTTTAGTAAATGGTTATACCGTACAAGACGATATTGGTCATTTGGTGTATTGGGACGAAAAAGACGATAAATGATTGTAATGATTATAATGAGTACTGTACAGTAAGAACGTATTGTTGGTTTTTACTGTAGGATGGTGTTTGTGACGGTTGATTCTATTTTTAAGTTCCACCACACTTTAGGTGAACAATAGATGGTCCACATTCTTCGTAATCTTCTTTGGTTATCCACCGGTCTTGGAATGTATTGAGAGAAGTCAAGATAGATCCTCCGATCCATACACTGTATTTTCTCTCGGGTGGCGCTACTACACGTACATTCGTATTAGGTGGACACATGGTTTTCAATTCTTTGGTCAATCGCTCACTCAATCCAGGGTACATAGTAGTACCTCCTGATAAGACAATATTGGAGAACAAGTCCTTGCGTAAATCAATATCGCACTTCATAATGGTATCGAACAAATAGGTATCAATGCCTCTACTTTCTTTGCCGATCATTGTAGGATTGAATAATACCTCGGGTACACGGAATCGTTCGTTTCCGACAATGGCTATTTGTTTATCGGGCAATTCGTATTGTTTCTCCAATTCTCCACTTGCGGCGGCCTTTTCGATTTCTTTATTGTAGTCTAACGCTATATAACATAGATTTTCCTTCATATCGCGTACGATTTCTCGTTCTGCTGATGAAGTGAAAGAATATCCGCGTTCCATAAGAATTTTCATCATATACTCGGTTAAATCGCGTCCTGCTAAATCCAATCTGGATATGGCATGAGGAAGTGAGTATCCGTCGTATATGGGTACAGTGTGTGTGACTCCATCCCCGGAATCCATGACTACACCAGTAGTACGGCCTGCTGCGTATAGAGACAAAACTGCTTGAATACTGACGTACATAGAGGGTACATTAAAGGTTTCAAACATGATTTGAAGCATACGTTCGCGGTTTGATTTCGGGTTCATGGGTGCTTCAGTCAACATAACCGGGTGTTCTTCGGGGTTCACACGCAATTCATTGTAGAAGGTATGGTGCCAGATTTTTTCCATATCGTCCCAATTGTTGACAATGCCGTGTTCAATTGGGTACTTAATAGTGAGTACACCGCGTTTGACTTGGGCTTCGTCACCAATATAGGGTCCATTGTCTTCAATCCCGACCATACCAATATCGTGTTTTGCATAACCAATGATAGATGGGAAAACTGCTCGTGGGGCATCATCACCGGAAAATCCGGCTTTACACATTCCCGAACCATTGTCAATGACTAAAGGCATGGCATCTTCTATGAAATCCATAGTAAAATGTGTATAACATGAACGGACAAATTGCTAAAGTAAATAGAACTCATTTTGGGGGGAACCTTTAGGTTCCCCCACACGCCCCTCCTGAGGGAACCTAAAGGTTCCCCCATACCCCCTCCGTTCCACGTTATGCTTTTTGTACAGGAATAAAAAACATACCTATAGATTGAACCAATTCACCTCGCTATGCTCGGTGAAAGGTCGGCTTAAGCCGACCAATCGGTTCCACATACGTAAAAGTGAAAAATACTTTTTATCTTTTATCGTAACTTACTACATAACATAACATACAATAAGTATGTTCTAGTAAAATATTTACTAAGTAATTTAGAAAATTTATTTGGATTTTTAATGACGACCACGGCTATTATAGGATTTTCTACGGGACTTTCTTTTTTTTCTGGATTTTTTTACTTTCTTGCTTTTCCTATTTCTACGGATTTTTTTTCCGGCTATAGAAGAATCTGTATTACAATTACCTATAAAATTATTATATCCAAACTCGTGTTTATTTACAATATTTTCACAAAATGATTTCATAATTTCATCATAGTCATTTTTATTATTTGATAAGTTTAATAACATATCATTAATTTTTTTATTATCTTCATCACTAAAATCATTTTCTTTATAATTCTTTAAAAAAGATAAATATGCGTAACATGCAAATTTTAATCTCTCTTCATCCTTTTCACATCTATTCATGTAAATATCAATAAACTCATACCTTTTATTTTCTGCATTTTTCCTTTTTATTTCTTTTAAATCAGTTAAATTTTTATTTTTATTATTATTATTATGGATTGACTTGATAGAAATTTTATAATTGTAAGAATAGTACGGATAATTTATCATATAAAGAATCTTTTTTTTCTCATTTTCATCAAAATCTTTTTCAGGATCATTATATTCTCTTAGAAAATTAAAAATATTTTCATTTCCTCCCAATCCTATAAACTTAAAATAATTGTTATTTTCATCAATACTTGGTTTTTTAGATGCAATCGTAGTATACCAACGACTAAACCAATGTTTTGTTTGAAATGGCTTAATTTTGTCACTTAAGCCGAAATATTTTGTATTTTTTATATCAAAAACATATCTATTCTCTTTTAAAAAATTATATACACCTAATCCTATGCTAGAATTTTCTGTCATTTTATTGAAATTATATACTATATATTAGAAATTTATTATTTTCCCATATCACTTAAACTCTTTCATTCCACCTGGGTAAATCTCTACATTAACGAACCCTTTTTTCATCAATTCATATGTGGCTAAATGCGACGCATTGCATTTGGAATGTGCGCAATACGATACAATTGGTACTTCGGCCAAATCAATTGCTCCTTTTTTCACTTGTTTCCATAATTTAGGATAATTTCTCTCGATTACCTCTTTCATCCATTGTTCCAATTGTTTCACCGACATCGATTTAATTATTTCATGATGTAAATTGTAACTGTTCGGTATATGTTCTTTAGCATAATATTCACAAGGCAATGTATTCAAAACTACACTGTAGCCCGCCGATAATCTATCAATCATTTGATCTTTTGTTAGTTCGCATATCATTACTTGTGTGTACAGTTTGAACTTCCATGTTTTCTTTTGAGAATCACTGTAGACAAAGTGTAAATGTCGGTAAAACGGTTCGGCCTTTGCTTTACGGTTCATATTGGTTTTATAAGGCTGGGGACACTGTAGATAAACAATGGCTTTGCCTTCGCTGTTAACGGAAGCAACGCCGTGATTCGCAAAATTTCCATATGCTTGTCGTGCGTCTTGTATTTTCAAATTGCTTTCCGGAGTTGTTTTCGGGTTGGCTGCCCAATACAATATTTTTTGCCCGGCATGTTGTTTTCCTAAAGTGAGTGTGATTTTCTGGTTATAATTGGGGGCCTTGCGAATACGAAAGTCGGTAATAGTAGAAACGAATTCCTGTACAAAGTCCTGTTCTTGTAACCACAATGGTCTTTTGTGTACGGATGCCAAGACTGGGTGATCATAATCGATTGTATAACAAGTGGCGCATATGTTTTTCATGTTGATTGTGGTTTATATTTCCTATAAAAATAGGGTATATAATTCTGGGGAAACCTAAAGGTTTCCCCCATACCCCTTCCGTTCCACGCTATGCCTTTGTACAGTACATTAGTATGACTAACAACCCACTGTAAATAGCAATACGCGGAGCAGGGGGTATGGGGGATGTATCCCCCAGGGGAAACCTTTAGGTTCCCTCACCCGGTGGACCCAAACCCACCAATTCCTCGTGTGCTTGTCCCCAATGCTTCTACATTGGCCACCAATTCCACCAAAAAGGGTTTCAAAGTAGAATGGCAGATTTGAATCATTCGGGTTTGTTTAGCGATTGTGTAATCATCCGATTCTAAATTGCGGAACATGGCAATCAAATTTCCTCTGTACCCGGAATCAATGATTCCAACATTATTTGCCAATAATAAAGGGGTCTTGGAAATGGATGATCGGGCATATGTATAATATCCTACCGGAACATCGTCTTCCACCATAGAAGCCTTGACTTGTAAATCCACTTTAGTCGATTTACCACCGGTCTTGATTGAGATTTCATTTGCTACACACAAATCAAACCCAGAATCCGGACAAGGATCTTTATATACTTTAGTATTGTGTTCTTGGACACGTGGTTCATAATAGGCTTTCAATTCCGGGTCTTCTACGACTAAACGCAATATAGGAATCATTCTAATAGGATTTACTGTAGAATAGTAATTAATGACAACACTGTCAAACCATTTATATTTGTTTTCTAAATATATACAAAATATAAAAAACACAAAATGAGTTTAGCACAAAGACCTTTACCTGAATCAACCAATAATGATGTATTAAGTGGACGCGGTTCTATGCCGAATAAATCACTGTATAGTGTCAATGAAAATCGATTTTCGATGGGTCGTGTACTGTACACAAAAACCGTCAATACATTGGTCCAAAATACCCCGTCTACTGTACAAGAAAAGAAGTTCTATGGTATGCGCAATAGTGATGCGTCTTCTGTAATGGAACGTAAAAAGTATTTAGCACAAGGGCGTAAACCTGTAGACGATAAACCGAATTCCTTCCAGGGAAAAAGCACTAATAGTGAAAGTCAACGCGCATTGGGCCGTGTACGCAACCAAGGGTCAATCGTACCGCCTAAAAAGACCGGACGCGTATCTTTATTTTGAAGGAACCTAAAGGTTCCCTCCCACACCCTCCGTTACACGTAATGCTTTTTGTACAGAAATAAAAAAGAATAATTTTCAGGTTGTTAATACTAATTCACCTCGCTTCGCTCGGTGAAAGGTCGGTCTAAAGTACCGACCAATCTGTTACACGCGTGGGCGAGCAAAGCGAGTCCATATGTTTAGCAATTCGCGGAGCAGGGGGATATGGGGGATGTATCCCCCATTAAAATATCTTCTATAATTATACAATGCAAAAATATTTAGCAGAATTTTTAGGAACCCTTTTCTTTGTTTACGTGATTTTGACCACCGGTAACGCATTTGCCATTGGTTTAGCACTTGCCTTGGTCATTTTACTTTCGTCCAAAATCTCAGGTGGACATATTAATCCAGCAGTATCGATTGTTATGGCATCAAAAGGAAAACTAAGTACAAACGACTTGATTCCTTACATTGTTGCCCAAATCCTAGGTGGTTTAGCCGCTTTTGAAATCTACAAAAAGTACAAACTATAAGTACACAAATCTATATTAAAAAGTCAGTTTAATATAAGTATACAGATGTATTTACCGGTAGAATTGCAAAAACATATTTTATCCTATTTGAATCCCAATGCCGATTTTTTAAAGAATTCCAAGGGACGTTGTGTAGCCCGTAATCGAACAGATAAAAACCCACGATGTAAACGTAAGGTTGATTTTACCAATACATTGACCTGTCCTATACATTATCAAATCAGTGATGTATTCAGTTGTCATAATTCGGGAAATACTGTAGGAAGATATGTTCAATATAAAAAGAAGCCATCCTTGTTTAATTTCTATCCTACAGTATATAGAGTATATGACTAATTGTAAGAATACCATGAAAGGAGGTTTTGACGTGAGCAAGATGAAGGCGAAAACACTGAGGAAAAAGAGACCTGGTCGTTCCAATAGTAGAAGTCGAAATAGTGTTCGCGATACTGTAAGGCGTAAAAAGAAGAGACGATATAAACAAGGTCGTACAAGGTCAAGGTCACGTTCATAAATTTCGTACAGTAGAAAAGAATAAGATTTTATACTGTACAATATGTTATGATTGTATTCAAATATATTTAGTACTACTTTTGCGTAGCATTCGATATACTGCATATAATCCAATCACGGATAAACCGCCTAAATAGATCTGAACATTCAATGGCATTTTTCCTTTATGAGTTGTATCGCCATATAAATCGGTCGGATGAGTTTGCTGTAGATGATCAACATGAGGTCCTAATTTAGTTGGGTCTTCTCTCAAAAAATCATATTCTTCTTTATTCTCTCGATTAAACCAATCAAACTTCATTTTGTATTTGTCCTATCTTCGTTGTACTATACAATTATAGAAGAGGTTTATTATTGCGTAAAAATGAAATTTAAATAATCGTCCACAACGGAATTACCGTAGGTGAATCTCTCTAATGGTTTAGGTCTGAAAATAAAGTACATACCCGCGCTGTGATAAGTATAATATTTGTCAGAATGACGAATTTCCCGTATAAAAAGATTGTCAATGTAAGCGTATACGTTATTGCTATTATTTTGCATCATTTGTTTCTTGACTTCTTCTTTTTTCTCTAAAAGTCGTTGCATTCTCTCCAAATCTTCGGGATTTTTACCGGATGATATGCTCTCGTTGGAACATTGCTTTTCCCATTGGAACATAATATACCGTATTTCGTTTTTCACATCTTTGTATTTTATAATTAAGGCCTTTTTATGATGTTCAACCTTCTTAATAAAGGAAAAAATGTTAATGTGTGAAATAATAGGATTCATCAACTGTATTTCATAAGGAATAATAATGTCATTGTAATTATTTTGGATATCCATAATACGCTTTTCGGTTTCTCTCATTTTTTCTAAAATCAAAACCCCTTTTCTTTTTTCTTCGCTAAACATGTATTCATTCCGGCTCATTTCTACAGAAATCGCCAATTTGTCATATTGGTTGGATATGGTCAAATAAATGGCAGCCACTGCTTGCCATTTCATAAAATTGTTAATCGTAATCATTACGGTCAAAAGAGCATTCAATATAGAAAACAACCAATTATTCCATCCTACAGTATCCAAAAAAGGGGCTATTACTGTCATTGAACCTGTAATAAAAATAGCCGGAAACATCAGCATATTGAATTTCTGTAAAGTAATTCGATTGGCTTGATTAAAAATATGACGCTGGCCTTTCAAATAAGTCAATAAAATATCCAATTCACTAGACATTTGTACTTCTTTTGTGTAATGCTTATTGAGAGACTCTTCTACATCTTGATAGGTTATCTTTTTGAAATAATTGCGTTTGGAATCCAATGTATGGTTATCGCCTAAATCCGATTCATTATCCGACAAATTCCGCGAACTACAACCCGACATAGTCAATGGACTATTGCTATTGTACGAATATGCTCCAATTGAACCGGCTGAAAAACGTTTGTATTCATTACTTACAGAACGTTCTTTATATTTGGCTTTAATATTACCCAATTCTGTCGATAATCGGTCTACAAATCGCTCATGAGTTTTCTCTTCTCCATAGACTTCAGCAATGGATACATCGGTTCCTAAAGAGCCGTTATCCACCGGACGTTTGTTTTTATCTGAAATAGAAGACAAATTCGATTGAGGTAAACCCATGGATGGTGCTATATCCGAATCCTCTTGTAAACTGGTAAATGATTCTCCTTTTTCAATATCAATCAGTTCGGTATATCGGTCGTCATCTACAATGGCTTCTCTGGGTGGTGGAATGATTGTCGGTTTATCTTTTTCATTATCTATATTTTCACTGTCCATTTTGTAAGATTACTGTAGAAATATGGTATTGGTTATTAGGTATTTGTAGGTAAGTTGTATATATTATTGGCAGTGATATTCCTAATTGCTAAATGAATATGTATTCTTACAGTTTCTTCTGAACAAGTACAATAGTCAGCAATTTCCCGATTACTTCGTAGTACATTGAAGTAATAATCGAATTTCATATGAAAAATCCGTGTTGTTAATGGCTGTAATCTATATGTACTTATCCATATGTCCCGTAAATCATCGTCATAATTGGTTTGACTTATTGTTTTTAGCGAATCATGGTTCAAATAATCCAGTTTTCCTAAATACCAATTATTTTGGTGAACATCATTTATCCCGCAAGTTTCAAAATCAAAAACTTTAGGCATTTTTCGTTTTTTCCGTTCTTTAGTAGAAATCCTGGATATGGGATAATGTTTAGTCAGTGCTTTGTACAGTGCTCCTTGAATGTAGATTTTGGCATATTGATGGAAAACCGACCGGCCATTGTAATTTTTAATGGCATGAAGTAATCCAACGGATGCATATTGTTCTAAATCCAATAGGCTTACATGTCTACATTTGTATTTATGAAAACGCCTAAATTCACTTATGGAATTTTTCATCAAGGGTACGTGTCTGGCATACAAAATAGTCTGTACTTTTTCCATCATAGAAGGGGTTACTATAGTGTTTTTACTTTTAATATAATACTGTAGAGTACGCCATTGGGACTTGGTCAACATTTTGGCGTCTACTTGTATGGTGTGAAAAAAAGGGGTGAAAAAACACGTAAAAATACTGTAGAAGAATAAAATTGTTGTTGGTAGAAACATTTATTTAGGGATTTAGGGATTTAGGGATTTAGGGATTTTGAGAATTTGGGCAATGGATCTTTAGAATGTTTAGGCATTTTGTAATCATACCCTTTTACAAAAATGTAAAAGGGAGAGAAAAAAAAGGGGGTGTACCCCTATAATGGGACAAATATTTATATCCTTGAAGATTGAAATTGAATGTTTGTTGAATAATTAAAATAAGTTTAATTTTATATATTATATAATGAACAAAAATATAATAATACAAATTGCTGATTATAAAAATATTTTGGATAATAATAAAAATCATTTAGATAAATTATATTCAATATGTAAAGAAATAGGAGAAAACATTGAAGGGAATTGTTTTACTGAACATCTAAATATTGATAATACAATAGACGAGTTAATTTATAAACAGTTAAACCATTTCAGTTTAGGCATGAATGCTACTAATATAATGGAGATTGGGTTTAACGCAGGTCATAGTAGTTTATTATATTTATTAGCAAATCCAAAATCTAAATTAACTATATTTGATCTGTGTTATCATAAATATACACTCCCTTGCTTTGAATACTTACAATCAGTATTTCCAGATAGATTACAAATTTTCCCAGGTGATTCAACAAAGACTGTTGTCGAATTTTATAATAATAATCCAAATACTAAGTTTGATTTGATACATATTGATGGTGGCCATTTTGGGGATATAGCAAATAAAGACTTTTATAATTCTTTAAAATTGGCATCAGATATTATTGTATGGGATGATACTCAAGACAATACATTAAATGAATTACTAAATGGATATATAAAGAAAGGACTTGTTAGTGAAATATATATGTACAAAACACAAGTTTATAAACATAGAATATGCAGAATAAACCAATTATTAAACAAAAGATATGTATGGGAGAACTCCAATATAGAATTTTTAGAAAATGGTAAAATGAATGCGTTTGGGACAGGTAAATATAGATTTATTGATAAATATTTAGTAAAATGTGATTTTGGTAGTAGAGAACATATATTAAAATTTAATGAAAATTATTCAACCTTTATTTCTGTTAGACAAGATGATTTTGAAGTTGTAGTTGGAAATCATTTATAATTTTTATTTTTTCTTGTATTTCGAAATATTATAGTTTTATTTTTTATTATAATAAAAATGATTTACCAGTATGTATTATCTTCTTGATCACTTTCATATTCGTAATGGCTTAGTTCATCATAACTATAATATTCGTCGTTGTCAATAGGTATTCTACCATCAAAAATGGGTGAAGCCAATTCTAAATTTCCATCAGGAGACCATACAACATTATTTTCCATTTCTAAAAATTCCAAATTTTCGATATAATTCAATGTGTCGCTGATTGTTTGAAATGTATCGTCATCATATGTTTCCAACAATGAACATTTTCCCCGACACATTGCACAGTCTACTGTTTTAAAAGAAGTTTGTGCGGATCTCATCATGCTAACCAAGCACGTTTCACAGTAACTATGATTGCAATCCGTTTTTACTTGTTTATTACAACTGAATGTTTCATAACAAATAGGACATTCAAATTCTCCTATTTGTTTTTTATCATTACAGAATACCGTAGTATCTGAAATGGTTTGCGATACATATCGCAGTTCGTCAAAGTAGCGGCTGTCTCGGCGATTAAAAGTAGACATGATTCTCTATTTATTTTTTACTTATTGAAGAAAAAACTGTGTTGTTGATTTCTTTCAATTTTTACAACAGTCTTTCATACTTTAATTAAATGATTTAAATGATTTTAAAAATTAATCAGTACTACAAAATAGTTTATTCATATTATGTGCTTCGCGGTTGAACGCTGGTGGTTTAAACAGTCCATGTATCATAGAATCGTCACGGAATCGTATTGTATAGTCTTGTTGATGCTTATTTCGCCCTACTCGTCCCATGGCTTGAATCGTTTTTTGCGGTGTCATATTTTTCAAATCCTTTCCAATGAATCCGTGGCAAAATTGATAGTTTGTACCGTAGATATAGTCAGACGATGTAAGAATCAGGAATAATTTTTGGTCATTGGCTAATCGTTTTACCATTTCTTCATATGCCTTGCTTTCTTGTTGAATCAGTACACCGACACCCATTAATACCAATACTTTGTACTGAATCGATATTTCCATTTCTACAATTGCCTTGACGTCATCTTCATTGAGCGACCCACTAAATGCATTGTCCTGGCGTTTTTTACCGGGTATCCATTTGTCCTGGTGTTCAGTTGTATTGGGAATATAGTTGGGATTTAGGCTGATTGATCTCATTTGATCGCGTAAATTGTCAATTTGACCTCGTAAATTCTGTAGAGAAACATTCTTGTCTTCGTCCTTTTCTTTGTATACGGACGAGGAACTTTTCCCTTTTTTCGATCCCATTGAATTGGTTGATGTTCCCGAATCTTTAGGGGCATTTTGTTCATCGACTTTCCTTTCTAATTCCATAATTTTATCCACTAGTTTCTCGTTTTTTACAATTCCATCAACCAATTGACGCAATATTGTGTCCGGTATTTTACTTTCCTTAACATAAAAGTTGGCCATATTTAGAATATTGTCGGCTAAATATATCGAAGGTCCATCGGTCAATGTATGTGCATCTTTAGTAGTTAAAAATACTCCATCCAATGCTTGTATTTGTGCCTTTTTCTTCAGTTCGGCTACTTGACTTTCACTATTCATACGGGATATTGTAGAACCATTATTACTATTTCTCGATTCTGACGTCGGCATTGTACTCATACGGGTCAACTCATTTCCAATATTTCCTCTATTGTATTTCTTTTTTTGTTGAACCATTAAATACGTCTTACATGTTTGCCATTGTTCTTGGTCCAGTACAGATAATAAGTCTAAATAATACAACTTCAGTTTATTCATCGTCACATCTTCAATTGAATCAAAATAGTTCTCACGATAGTACCGGTCGTCTTTTGTCACGTATTGATTTGTATGAACGTAACGAATAAATTCCAAGATTTCCGTCAAATCAAAATACCGTAGAAGTGTCTTGTTGTCTTTACAGTAATGCGAATATTGTTTCAACTCTTCGTGGTTAGAACAATGTATATGGGGCATAAAACTGTACCCTTGTTGATTCAAAATAGGAATGGATTTACGACAATCATATGACGATATAGTGCGCACATCCACAGTGACATCCGGTCTTTTGTACGGTACATAATAAGTCTTGTAATCCTTTTTTTTCAATGGAATGTACGGGCAAAAGACTATTTCGGTCGGTGTATACACTTCACTTAATTCTTCGGCTTCCAATCCCCCCTCTGTATTATCCTCTTCAATCTCGGCTACAAACGCCGATTGCTCGGCTTCTTTTTCGCACTGGATTCGGTCAAAATAATCTTCTACTTGATTCCGGAAATCTGTAATACATTCTTGTAATTCTTCTTCTTTAGGCAAAGTGGCACATGACAAAACCATATTATATATTTGATTTTCAGCCCAATTTTTCTGTATGGTTTTATGCAAAGGATGGTCTTCGTAATCCAAAGTCATAGTCGGTTCGTCCCAATATGTTAATAATGTAGAATGATCTTTTGTATGTGCCATCATATATCGCATGGCATGTAAATAAGAATGTACATCGCATATCATCATTTCTACTTTTGACCCGTCACTATGATTCACTTTCCAAATTCCACCAGTTCTACGATTTTTGGTATAATCAGCCGCCGAAAAGTAATGTAGACGAATATCACTGGGACTATCGCATCCAAATGCAAACCCGACTCGTTTGTGAAGGGAAATAGCCGATTTTGCCAATGCCAGACCAACATGACGAGCAACACATACAAATATAATCTTGTACTCATTGGTTAATCCTATCGGTGACAAGGTTTTGCCCGTACCAGTTGGAGCACAGTACAAGATTAACTTGGGTTTAGGTGTATATTCAATGGGTCCGGTTTCGTCTACATCTTCATCTTCATAATAATGTCTTTTAGTAGACTGTAAACAATGGGTGTACAATTCACGCTGGTGCATATAAAGGCTCAAATTCTCGTATTTATACAAATCCGCATTTTTCTCTACAATGATATCAGCATTTTCGATGACTGTAGAAATACTAGTGTATTTACGGCCATAATCAATGACCATATTGACTATTTCCATTACATGGGGATTTGTATGTTCGATTATGGATTTACTCCATTGTAAAAGCATATAGAGTTGTTTTACAAAGGATTTCTTCGCATTGGCATACTGTAGAATAGTATTGCATGTGCGCATACAGTCGAATTCATAAATGGAATGGTTATTGGTTTGAATCAATTGGTCGGAAGTTTCTATGCGTATTTTATCGGCTTTTTTTAATTTCTTGGCTATTTTTTCTATAGTGTTATTAATGCGGTAATCAGCAAATGGTTTATATTTGGATTTCATGGTTTGTAAAGTCGATTGAATGGTCGGGTAGAAGTATTTTCCATATAAAAATGCGTGAATTTCTGGCGATGGCGACAATTTAGTAAAACGAATCATATTGAGATTTGGATTGGTGACTCGATTGACATTGTCTTTACCATATCCATCGTGCATCATAGTAAGGATTTTCATTTCACTATCCGGTACAGGTATCTCAATGGATTCCCATTCAGTAGCAGTGAGTTTGGTTTGACTTAAAATATCCATATTAGAATGTGTTGTGTTATTAACTTTGTGATTGACTTTGCTTGAGTGTATTGTAAAAAAAGAGTAAATTGCTTCTAATTGATTTTTTAGAAGCAATTCATTCAATTTTTCCTCTTTTCTTTTTTTTTCAAAATATATACTTGTCTTGGTACAATACATTCGGGGAATCTATGAGGTTTTCAATTTCTTTTTTTATTGTACGGTCTATATTATCACGATATACAACGCGTGTTACTTCACCTGTCTTTCGTGTAAAAGTTGTCAATAAATAGGTTTGACTATTATGAACGGTATTAATTGGAGGCGACCCAATGTGTGTATAAAAAGGGGACAATATACTGGTAGGCGGTTTCTTATTCGCGCGATTGTCATATTGAATTGAAACCCAATTTGGACTTTTATGGTCGGTTATAAATAAAATAGACCCAAGAGTAGAGAAGATATTTGGTTGATTAGATTGATTAGATTGATTAGACTCAGATGATTGAGATGTTTGAATAAATTGGGCCAACATAATTAAAGTTTGTGTGTTTCAAATCGAATTAAAATTAAACTGTACAATAATATATTTGAGAGAAAGACTTATTAGAATTTTAACGTATTCAATTTTTCACATATATATTATCCAATACAAAAAATGTTTAGAATGTTTACTTACTGCCCTAAATACGCCAATTTTGAGAATGTACAACATGCCTTGCAAAAACCACATCAATATATTTTAATTAATGTACTTCCGATACATGAACAAGACTGTTTAATTAGCAATACTGTACATGCCAATCAAGAAGAACAAACCATTAATACAATGATAGAATCCGTAGTAGAACCAGACAAACCCGTCATTGTCTACGGTAAAAATAGTCTAGATGAACGAGTAATGGAAAAAGCGAAACAACTCGGGGACCTAGGTGTTTCTACAGTATATACTTATATAGGTGGAATGTTTGAATGGTTATTGCTACAGGATATTTACGGGGATGATGCTTTTCCTACTACTAAGAAAGTACTGGATATTTTGAAGTATAAACCTGTACAAATTAATATACGATAAAAAATGATAAACATTTAAATATATCAAAAAGAAGAAATATAAAAATATCCCTTTTATATTATTTAGCAAATGGTCCAGCAAACTCCAAGTGATAACTCACTTTCCGAACTACAGACTATTACCGAGTCAAAAGGCAATTATAGGGACGACCCCTTATTGAATGAATCCGAAGACCGATTTGTCATGTTTCCTATACAGGATGATGCCATATGGAAGATGTACAAAAAGCAAGTTGACTGCTTCTGGCGTGCAGAAGAGGTTGATTTATCAAAGGATTTAATGGACTGGGCTAAATTAAATAATGACGAGAAGCATTTTTTGTCTATGATATTGGCATTTTTCGCAGCCAGTGATGGTATTGTGCTGGAGAATCTTGCCGTACGTTTCATGACTGATATACAATTGTCCGAAGCCCGTGCTTTTTATGGTTTTCAAATCGCCATGGAAAATATTCATTCGGAAATGTATAGTGTCTTAATTGATACTTTTATACAAGATAGCGAACAACGAACTAAATTATTCCAAGCAACTCAAAATTTCCCTTGTATAGGAGAAAAGGCCAAATGGGCCCAAAAATGGATGCAAGACAAAGAAAGCAATTTCGCGACGAGACTCATTGCTTTTGCTTGCGTAGAAGGAATCTTTTTCAGTAGTTCATTCGCTTCTATTTATTGGATCAAGAAAAGAGGGTTATTGCCCGGTTTGACTTTTTCCAATGAACTTATTTCGCGCGATGAGGCTTTGCATACTGAATTCGCCATTTTAGTCTACAGTAAATTACAACAAAAATTACCCGAATCTCAAGTACATTATATAATAAAAGAATCTGTAGAAATCGAAAAACATTTTATTACAGAGTCATTACCATGCCGTTTGATCGGTATGAATGCCAAACTAATGAAAGAATACATTGAATTTGTCGGTGATCGTTTAGCCGTTCAATTGGGATGCTCCAAGATTTACAATTCGGCCAATCCATTTGATTTTATGGAGTTGATTAGTGTCGATACCAAAGTAAATTTCTTTGAACGTACTAATTCCGCCTATGCACTGGCCAATAAAGAGATCGATGCAAATGTATTTGAGTTAGAAGCCGTATTTTAAGGAGATAATTGTGGTCTAATTGTACAGTACAAAATATACATAGTTTTATACTGTATGTTTATTGAAATTTTACGTCCAAAAACTATTTAAAAAATTCGGTGTATAACATATAATAGAAATAAAAATGACTGGATATAAAGAGACTTCTGAAAAATTAAACAAAACACTATTACTTATTATTACTTTATTAAATGATAATAATATTGATAAGTGGTTTGTTTGTTACGGAACCTTACTTGGATTAGTTCGTGAAAACAGTTGCATAGATAATGACGACGACATTGATATAATAATAGAGAAAGGTCATTTTGATATAGTAAAAAAAATACTTCATGATAATGGATTTTGTTTTGAGTATGGTTACCTTATTGGTGACACTAGAAAAATTATAAAAACCAAAGTGACATCTATGTACTCAACCATTGATATCTACATGGGAGAATTCAATGGGGAAAATGTAGTGGATTTATGGAATATTTTAGACATTAAAGATTGTTTTATAGACAGCGAAAATAAAAAACTTGTAGAAAAAATGTGGAATGGACAAAAGGTATATTTTCCTAATAATTATGAAAGAATACTATTAAATAGGTATGGATGTACTTGGAAAATCAAAATAGACAAGAAAATAAAACAAACAATGACAGTATTATAAATACTCTTTTATATTATCTATTATTAATGTAGTTGATATATTTTCGGTTCTAGGCAAATAAATAACTTTACAGACTGTATTAAGATGATCAAATTTACCTTCCCAATCATCGCCTATGATGAATATATCGGCATTGTGTTTTTTTATATATTGCTCCTTTAATTCTAGACTTTCTTCTAAGAATACTTCATCTACATCCTTTAAATTTTCTATAATTGCCATTCTATCGTCTTCGGTAAATATAGGATTTCTACTTTTTTTAAAGTAATTTAATTTGTCACTTGATACACCTACTATTAACTTGTCACCATATTCTTTACACCTTTTTAACATATTAATATGACCAATATGCAATAAATCAAATGTACCGAATGTAATAATTACAACCATTATAGTATAAATTATATATTACAATAATAAACGATTGACTTTATATTGTTATCAGTGGATATTTATTTGGATTTCAATAAACGTACTGTTTTTCTTCCATTATATATCGCTTTTGTTCGGTATGTTAAATAAGACATAGACGAAATTCCCATCGTTACGGCGAAATTTGATATTACTATAGCATCACTGCTTTTTTTTTGTATTTCCCCTATTATCATTTTTATAGATGCTAGTTCCATGGCCGTAACATTCTCAAATACATTCATTGCACATTGATCTGTAGTAGAAGGGCTTAAATAAGTTGTAATTATGTCTATTATACTAGAAGGATCCATACAACTATTTTTACCTCGTTCAATTACATCATTTGCTATTGTACTGCCAATATTTTTAATAAGAATAAATATTTTATCTTTTTCCATGTGAATAGCATTACATGTTATATTCTTAAAATAAGTACACCAAAATGAAAAATATGTAATTTCTTCTTTATTCATTTTCTTGAATTCGTCGACTATAGTCGTTTGTATTTCGTTAATGTGTCCGGACACATTGGTCATTTCATCTAATTGTTGGACTCGTACAAAAACAATATACGACAAAAAAATCGAAAATAGAAATGTGCAAATTGCCATTAGTATATCTTTATCCATGAAAGATGATTTAGGTTCATCTATTATGTATTCTACTACTTCTTTACTATTACTGCGACTGCGACTGCGACTGCGACTGCGACTGCGACTGCGACTGCGACTGCGACTGCGTCTTCTACGTCCTTTGGCTATTGTACGCCCACTACCTCCTAAACTAACTCCTCTTCTTTTTGTAATGCGATTTGTTTTAGATGATTTTTGTACAGAATCAGGATGAACATAAAGTTTCCGGATTAAACTCAAGAAATCATTCGTTTTTATTTTGAATTGGGGAAATATGCCATTTAATTGACGAATATGATTACGAATCGTTTTTTCGGTTTCTTTAGGCATTTTGTATTTTCCATATTTGGGTCGTGGTAATGCTAAAAAAGATTGGATGTCCTTTTTCAAACATAATTTGTTTTTGTTTTTTCCCATGATGATGGATATATAATCCGTTCAGATATTTATTGTAGACAGTACAAAAATAATACTTTTTCTACTGTATTGGATAATTATTTATTGGATTTAGGTCTAGATATGGATTTGGATGCTTGCAATGCAATGTTGAATTCCTTGGCAATTACTATTCGTATATCTTCGTTTTTATTATTCAAATTATTTCTTACTGCTTTTTTGAAGTTCTCTTTCATTTTTTGTGCAGCCTCATTAAATATTTTATAAGATTGACTATAGGTTGTTTTTATTTTTTGTAGCGTTTTTGTCATTGCCTTATCTGCATTGCTGTTCATTTTTTGAATTTTATACAAGAAACTGTCATTGTCACTATTGGCTGTAGTCATTTTTTTTTCTTTCTCAATTTCCCATTTCAAATAAGTGTCAAAACTCTTGGATTTATTCTCTTCATTTTCACTCAAGTGTACTTGATACTTATCATAGGCCATTTCAATTAATGATTTTCTGGCTCTCATTGTTGATTTGTTTCCAATCGATACCATTTTTATCATATCTACTATAGTAGTGGAGACACTTTTCATTAATTTTTTCATATTAGGGGCATTTTGTAAATAATGTACTTTATGTAACATTTTTTCCATTTCGGCTACATCTTTTATCGTATCAGCCTTGATTAACTTTCTGTTTATTTTGCCTACTACTTTATTCACTTGTTCTTGGGAAAGGGCTTTGTATGATTGATCATAAGATTTATCAATTTGTGTCTCTAAATCTTTTGCAATGTCTACATTGCTTTTTGAAGGACTATTATTGGTTACTTGTGATTGCTGATTGTACTTTAAACATTCTATCATGAAATGATTCAATTTCGTTTTTTGTTCCTGTACAAGTTGTTTCCTTTGCTCTTCTGTTAATCCTTGGTCATAAAAACCTAAGAAATGGACCCTATCTACTTGACATAATTCATCCATGTCCCCTTCATCGCTACCAATATTGCTAGTTTGATAATATCGGAATAATGTAGGATTGCCTATCATCATAGAATATACATAACACAATCGATCTCCTGATAAGTATATAGTATTGTGTTTTGCAATACCACAATTTTTATTGACGAAATTCACAGTTTCAGCACTACCATGATCCCCGGTCGACTTGAATCGGGCTATTAATGCCTTGAGACTCTTCTTTTTGATATCGGCAATACCATCCATATTATCAAATAGTACATCTAATAATTGTTTCAAGTCGGGGTTCATTTTCCTTTTTACATTATTACAACTGATAGTTATATCTTTTTCATTTCTTTTGTCTACTATATATTCGTGTATATACATCAAACCAGTAGCCAAATCCTTCACTGACAATCCACCCTTTTCCAATTTACAAATATGAATAACATTGGTTCCTTTATACACTACAATACATACCATATAATTATTATTTTCCATATAGAGTCTTAATTTAAAGGTTATATTGTATTTTTCCAAACTATACTTGTTGAGCAATGGGTCATATACTGTATCATATAACGATATACCGGAAGAGGTTAAAACTGAGTTATAGACTATTTCTTCTCTATTTTCTATTTTTAATTTTTGTGATTCTAATTTTAAATTAAAATCATTGTTGTCGTCTAAAAATAGACCTTTTTCTGGGGTTTTTGGTATTTTTGTTATTCCAGTAGGATCCCATAAATTGCATAAAGTGTTTAATTTTGTTAACTCAAATACTTTTTCATTCTGTACTGACATACAAGCATCAATAATATAGTATTTGTATTTACCAACGACATTTTCCTTGAAATTTTCAAGTTTGCTATCATCATATATTTTTTTCAATTCTTTATAACTATTTAACGCATTCAATATACTTTTATTTTTAGTACTAATATTCTCTGTAAAATAAAATGATGTGTACTCGTGTACTGAATCACATTGATTTTTATCACTTACAAGGTTTAATAAACCACTTAAATAATCCAATCGTACAGATTCTTCAAATATTGCATAATTTTTGTAATATTCACTCAATGCATCCTGAGTAGGTGATAGATTTATCCAATTTAAAAAAGACCTTGAATCCTGTAGAAAATCGGTGGCATTAAATGGACACGGATATATTCCATTTCGACTACCCCCAAAATCGTGCCAGGTATCTGACAATTGATACTGTAGAGAACGGATTGGTCCTTCGCATGTTCCGCCTTTTTGTTCTGATGTTACAGATGATTTGATTTTTGTTGGATATATTGGTTCAAAAAGTTGGCTAATAATGTAATTATAATTTTTCATCAATAATTCAAGATATTGTACAGCCAGTATAAAATGGCCTAAATCATTATGGGCTACTAAGGATGCGTTTATTTTTATTTGAGGGTTATTTTGTTGGACAATATTACTGACTTTATTAGTTGAAGTTGGATTGGTAAAAGCACGTGTATTCTGTGGAAAAAAACCAGTTTTGGTTTTATATTGTTTTTTTTGTGTGTTAGCACTATTTCCACTACTACTACTTATTTTACGTTTCTGTGTTGATTTAACGGGAACTGTTACTGAATTACTTTTTTTAAATGCTTTTTGTACAGTTTTTGGTATTTTTAATAAAGAAACTCTTTTCCCGTTCATTAAAGCATATCGATTATTTAATCTTTTAAAGGTTACATTATTCTTTGTTGATTTAAAACTTCTATTTTTTCGCGTGATCATAATTAAACTACCTACTATACTATAGACATATATGTTTTTTTACAATAAATACATCGGTCTTTGAGGAATACCACGTAGTCCATTAATACAGGACTCATAATCTTCTACATACATTACTCCAAATCCTTCTTCCTTGAAACATTTTGCTGTACGTTGAATCTCTCCAAATGTCCAATTGTTGCGGAAAATCATTTGAAATAAGCACATTTGTGGCATCAATGTAATATCATAGGTATGGCTAAAATTCCCCTGGGCCTCATAAAACGGCCATTTGAATGATGGGAATCGCTTTGGTGATACATGATTCAACAAATCGCTAAAATGAGTTTCCGTCAAACTCTCCGGATCATATTTGTCGTAACTCTTTCTGGAAGCCACTGTAGAAGATATTAGTTCAAGTGGGACTGGAAATGCTCGGTGGTAAAACTGTAATCGCTTCATTTCACCCTCGTCATTTTCAAAAGCAATACCTTTGGTTTGCGATACACTGTAATTGTACGGGTAAAATACTGTCTCGTCGTTAAGGCGATTCTGGATTCTTTCGGCCAATCGTACAATGTCTGCTCCTGTTTTCCCATATGGTGATTGGATTATGAAACTGGGATAATCATAGTTATTGCGCAATTTGTGGATGAATCGGATTTCATTGCGAAATACTGCTCGTGTATATCCTTCTACGTAAGTAGAATCATATTCATAAATATGGTCTTGGATTTCCTTTGGTAGGCCGTCGTAAAACAAGTTATAAATTGATGTCATTATTTTGCTGTTGTTGTAGTTTGGAATTATTATCGATTAGGTTAGAACGATGGTTTACATGAAACACTATTTACTAGTATATACTGTAGAATCAAAAAGTATTTCAATTTTTGGACCAATATTAGTTTGGGAATGTGCATATTGGCTTTTATACCCATGTATATTAAATGACCCTTGTTTTCAAATCCCATTTATTGCAAACCCTTCCAGATGAAATCATACGCGAACACATTATTCCCTATTTAGCCCAACCTCAAAATCCGGAATTGTGTGAAGACATTCGGTCTTTTCATCACCATGCCTATACAATACGCACTATGTACAGTCATGCTTTTGGACAATCTTCATATCATATTGAATGGATGTCTTATGACATTGAACGGTATTTGAATCTGGATATACCACCTCATCAAGGAGGGTACGGTAGTAATATTATGAAGGTTCTAAGACGTTCTTTTATAAATCGAGACAAAAGTAGAGAACAATTGATAAAATACCTTTACCAATTGGAAGATCGTTATCCACGCGATATATGGACTTTTATTGGATTAATGACACCTATAGAAAGGAATGAAATGTATGAATTTATGACACAGTTTTGTGTATAATACAAGGAGTTCCAGATATACAGGTTATATTCATGAACATTTAGGAAGAACTGGATCCAAAATATTTTTCACGGAAATCCCTAAAGTTCATAATTGGAATCTCTAATTTCCGGGCTTGTTCTACTTTAGCATTTTTCGTAGTCAATTCTTTAACTACCAGCATAAATATATTTTTGGAGACAGATGAGCCGAATGACACCTTATAACCGTCTTCCATTTTTTTCATCAGTTCCTTTTCACGGAATCCAGTAAAGACAATCTTTTTATTGAACAATGGATGTTCGGAGTTTTGATTTTGATTTTGTTTTTGTTTAGGCATTTTTGAATTGGATTCTTTTTCCGATGATGATGTTGATGATGATCCATTATCTACTGTAGAAAGTCGATCGCCTAAACCACAAGCATTTAGGAAAGTTGTACACTTGGCCATATGTTCGATGAAACTCTTTGCATTCTCCTTTCCAATACCGTTGATTCCCATTAACATGCGCAATTTCTCAGAAGGTGTTTCTGTAGAAGTGAAAATAGTAGGATATGACTCCAATATAGGTTTGAGTTTTCTCTCTCCCAATCCCCTACCTAAACATCCACAAGCGGCCAATAAACGTGCTAAAGAACTACTTCGGATCTTTTCGTGAATACTTGTATGAACTTTTTGAGACAACTTTTCTTGGAACCCTTCTACTTTTTGAAAATCGCCTAAAGTCATGTGAACAATTTTAGGCACATTGTTGTATCCCGATTGGATTAAGCGACGTACATTTCCTGTAGACAATCCTACTACTTCTAATGTAGTGAAAAAAGCGGTGATTTGTTTCTCCAATACAACCGGGTCATCATCTTTATTGGTTAATAATACATCTACGTGTGTACTATTCCAACTGTACGGTACAGATGGCATTTTTGCAATGGAAGCGGGCGTGGTGACTGATTTAATATACGGAATCACATCTCCACTACGGACCAATTGAATGACCGCCCCTACGCCTATTTTATTGGATTCAATGAATTGTCCATTGAACCCAGTGGCATATTCTATAGTAACTCCACCAATTCGCACGGGATCAATTCGTACCCGGGGTTTCAAATAACCATCTTTACTGGCCGTCCAAATTACATCCAGTACATGTGTCTCGGCTACTTGGTCACTAATTACCATTTTAAAAGCAAAAGCATGTTCCGGATTTTTGTTTATTCGTTTATGTACTTTATCATCGGTCACAATTACTCCATCGATTTCATATTCATATTCAGTTCTCCATTTCATCAAGGTTTCCGAGAGAAAATCATTGGTCAATGTAGTGTGATTCACATTTTGTACGGTATTAAAGCCATTGGACTGTAGAAAAGACATTTGTTCGCTCGGTTTCAGTACCGGATGAATGACTTCATATGCCACAAAGTCGATATCTTTAGAAATATCGCTAAAGGTTTTCCGATTTACTAAACCGGCCACCATATTTCTAATATTCGCGAATTTGGATTTGTACTTTCTCTCAAATAAAGATTTAGAGAGAATGAATTCTCCTCGAACAATTACATCGGGAACTTTAGGAATTGTGCTCAGTTTGGATAATAATCCGGTTATATCCTGTCCAACTGCTCCATCTCCACGTGTATATAATTTTCTACTGTTCTCTAAACTATAATAGAGTCCACTAACCCCGTCTAATTTACAAGACAGTACGTATGGACCGGTGTATTTTTGTTTCCATTGGCTCAATGCATTGGTATCGGGTTTGATTTTGTCCATGGAAGGCATGGAAACGGGTAAATTGACTTTTTGTTTTGCAGTAATTTTGGTTACCGGAGCCCCGACTTCCTGTAGAGCAGATGCTTTAGGAAATCGTTTTTCTAAATATTCTTTTACAATATCGAATTCACCATCGGTCAAAGTGGGAGCCTTTTTATTGGAAGTATGTGAATGGAATTGTTCATTGGCTACATGAATCATACTATTTAGTTGATTTTGAGACAAGGATTCTAAAAAGGTTATCCCATTGACTTTAAATTGGTGCATTAATTCTTCTACAGTAGATGGTCTAGGAGGTTTGGTCGGGGGTGTATTCATTTTAGCAACAGGAATAGCAACGGGTGGTGATGCTTTTTTAGTAGTTTTCTTTACAGTTTTCCTTTTAGGTGATTTTTTCTTGTTTTCCTTTTTGGATTTCTTTTCGGCTGGTTTCTTTTCGGCTGGTTTCTTTTCGGCTGGTTTCTTTTTTTCAACTTTTTTAGTAACAGGATTACCTGTTTTTACTGGTACACACTGTCCATCTTTATTTTTACGAGTCCCTTTAGGACAACGTTTTGTCTTTGGAGTAGTCATGTATATATTCTATTTAGAGAGAAACACTGTAGAAAACAAGAAGTTTATGGAAAAATTGAATTAAAAACAAAACCTTTTATAGAATCTATAAATAACATCATAAATTCTATACATTCATACAAATACCTCACTATATAACAAAGGCAATCACAATGAGCACAACAACAACAACAACAACAAAAGGTGAATTCCAAACCACTGGTAAACATATGTATGACGAACAAAATGGTAAAATCGACCCTACGAAAATATCCTATTTCATTCATCCTAAAACGAAAGCCAAATGCCACGTAATAACAAAACCGTATTTACACCATTGTGCAATGTGTCATAGCCATTCTACTTATATATACGAATTGTCCAATAACCAAATGGCATATTTTTGTGAATGCATTGAAAATGGGGGACAATGGGTATTTACTAATACAGTAGTACCGGGTTTTCCATAAAAAACAAAAGATGGGAGGTGTATGTTCTTTACCGTTTCTCTATACAATTGGCTAAAATCATGTCTAATTTAAATTCGTAGACATAGATTTCTTCATCGTCCAATGAAACACTAGCATACAAATTCCCATTTTTTTCTAAAAGAGACATACACATTTCATATCGGGGTTTGGTATCGACCGGTTCGCTAAATAGAAATCCCGATGACATCCCGACCATTTTGTATTGTTCATTCAATAAAAGCCACATAGAAAACATATAATTGTTATTATTTACTACTCGTACAGTTACTAAATACACACGTTCGCTTTCTAAATAAACTAAACCACCTCCATGAACTTCGCAATTTTCTAAATTGAAAATCTTTTGAAAATGAACCAAATGACTGTCACCCGTTTCAATATCAACGGACATTACCCGTAGAGGATCATACGAATACAACATAAACAATTTTGTACTATTATGGTTCAATACGAGCCAATTTTTTTCCGGTTTTGGTTCATCGCTATTCGTATTGGTATTGAAGACAATAATTTTACTAATTTTATGACTCACCCGGTCAAAATGACATAAACACATTTCCGGTACCCAATGTTCGGAATTGTCCAATAACACACCGGTCATTGTTGATCCATCTTCCAGTAAACGACAATCTTCTAAACCGGTTGTAAATGATTCATAGCGTTTTCGCGGTGGTTCTTCCAATTTTCTCGATTCCACGACCTGAAAACTGCTGTCTAACCGTACAAGATAAATAATATTTTCAATCGTTGGGTATTCATATGAAGATGTATTGAATTTGTCTCGGATTGTTGCTAAATATTCATTGGGATGATCCGGGTGTTCGATCATGGACATATTGAATCCTTCATGAACAACTCGTATTTTACGCAAGGCTTTTATTGATGGGTGTTCCATTTTTTCTCCGTGATTTTATTTATGTACTTTTGTACAGTTTTACTATAAAATGAAAGTAGACGAAACTATGTATCTTCAAACGTAATTGTATTGGGATATTTAATGAAACAATAATCTCTCCATGAACTGGGTTTAGGATTATTGGCTTCACACCAATCAAAGAGTATTTTACCGTTGTGTGCCCGTACAGGAAAACGTTCCCATAATCCGTACTTGAAATGAATAAATAAATTCATCATGGTCATTTCATTCGTCAAACAAATGGGATAATCGAGCATACCTTGAATCATTTCCGCTTTACTACAAATGTCTAAAATGGCAGTATCGTAGACCCATATACAATTCAAAAAATAGGGTTCTTGTAATTCTTCTACTTTAGGAAAATCTTCTTTCAACTTATTCAATCGAGACACATTGACCTGACTAACTTGTGTATGGAACAATTTATTTGGATTAGGCAATTCTACGTAATTACCCCCATCGTCAGGGGATAAGAATTTCCCCCGATAATCCAATTGGAGTATTGTACTGTACACATCGTCTAAAATTCGCAATCCACTGTCCACGAATACAACTCGGTCCCATTTTCTAAAATAGGGGTCCATAACATGTAATTTTTCCCATTGGTTTACTTTACTGATTTCGCGCCCATCAATACTGTCTAAAAAGGGGGAATAATTGAGTTTCTGCAATAATTCGTATTTTTCCTCAATAATAGGGAATTTCTTTTCTTGAACATGATAAAAATCGAGATAGTTTTGTCCTAAATAAGCATTGTCAATGTTAATCAAAACAATATCGCCCAACCACATTCCTCTTGTACGTAAATCCAAAATAGTCCGCTTGGTTTTATGTAAATATCCTTGGTCCGTGACCAAAACAAATACTGTAGAATCGGTCATAGTGGATGAAGATGATGACACATTGCTCATAATAGTGGAATTGCTATTTGTTGCTAAAGTAGAACAAGTAGTATTGATTTCTATTGTCATGGGAAAAATAGTATTTATACAATAGAGAAATACTATTCAAATTGTTTTTACAATTCCACTTTTTTTTATTCAATGGTTCTATTAATCGGGCTTATGGTATCAATATTTGTAATTTCAAACACAAAGTCACCAGTACCATCATATGTAAATTCAAATTGTTTGGTATTATCTGAACCGAATTGAAATGATCCATTCGTCCTAGGCTGAATATTCAACGTTGATGCCGTATTAGAATAATTCAATATGATATTTCGTTGTAATGTCGTCAATAAATGATGATTTGTACATACAATTTGTACAGTTATGGTTTTGTTAATTGTGTCCACTAAATCACTCATGGAATACAACGGTGATACACTAGTATCGATGATTTTGAATTGTTTACTAATTGTCGTTGTATCATTGATTTTGATTTGGAAATCAAATTCTTCGTCTCCTTCTATGGATAGATCATTTTTGACAATAAATGATTTCACTAAATCATCCGGTAAGGCTGTTTCATCCGTGTCCCGTATGATAAACGATCCAGCAATGTCTCCATCCAATAAATCGATTTCGTTTATTCCTATTAATTGATAATCAAAAGACCCGGCTGGGGAGTTTTCGGGGATCAATGTAATTGTAAAACTATCACCTTCATTCATTTCAACAAGGTCATTTGTATTTGATGTACCATTAACAGAAACGAGAATAGTATAACTAGGTGGTTTGGCAGTATCAATAATAGTCAACACATTACTACAAATGTCAATATATCCATCATCCAGCAATTTCACGAAAAACCCTTCATCTTGTTCTACACTCAAGTTTTCAGCCACCAAGAAATTGTAACTGATTTCACGGATACCATTATCTATATCAAATACGAATTGTCCAGACATTGTATCAAAAATAAAAGATGAATCGGTTGTAGACGCAATATCATTTGCATTGAAAACATTATTTTCATCACTTGTATTGAAACTATATTCAAATACATTAGGCTTAGAACCATCCCATTCTTGTGGTAAAAACATGGTCAATACAAAGGTATCGCCTTCATCAATTGATATTGTATTCGGTTCATTTAATTTAGATAATTTCAATTGAGGAACGTTATTGAGCACTACTTCTACAGTAGAATCGTAATTTTTTAATCTCAATGTAACATTTTCTTCTATTGGTGTATTGGGGGTTACAGTAAAAGTAACACTTTCTTTGTCACCTTTTACAAATGTACCAGAACCATTCGGTGTAACATAATCACTAATAATTTCATATTCAATACTATCAGGTAAATTGGTTGATTCTGGCCAAGTTAATGTAACGGTAAATTGTTCGCCAATATTTGGTAGAGCATTGTCTACAGTCAACAAGTTCGTTGTATTATCACTAATATCAACCGTAGTTGATAAATATAGTGAATCAACTGTAATAATTAATGATTCTATATCTTCTGTTTTGTAATCTTCTCGCAATACGATTTCAGTGACTACATCTGGTACCAAAGTACCTGTTAAATACCCACCACTTATATCATTTTCAGTAATATCGGTACCGGATAAATTATAAGTATAGACTACGTCTGGGTCGTCGATTGCTATATTCCTTAATACAACACTAATTGCAGCACCTTCTTCTACATAAGGGTGGGTAAAGTAAGTTGCGTCAATATATGGATTATTGGCACCAGTTATTGTACGAGATATATTTTGAACTGGTAAATTGAATACAAATGATTCGCTAGAAACTTTATGAAATCGATTTCTATCAAAATAATCCATGGACACCAATAATCTATATTCATTTGACAATTCGTCCAATGTAATCGTACCCTGCAATGGTACAGTAAAAGTAGTTACAGTTGGGCTATTTAATGAATAGGCAATGTTGCTGTTATTAGATCCAATCACTTCTGGTATTGTAATCAAATAATTTCCACTATTGATATCATAACTAGACGCGATTCTATAGTAATTCAAATAAATAGTAAATGCTTCCGCCTGTGACATTGATTTTGAATAAACATGCAATTCTGCCATACTGGATAAATACGAAGGATCCCCTATTACAACTTTCGCAATACTAGTTTCAGTAGGATTTCCAACTTCTGTAGTGGGAGTACTGTAGTAAAGGTATCCATTTTTATAAATATGAACATAATTGCTATCATCTACAGTACATACTATATGTTCTAATGTATTGACCGGTTGCTTCCATTCTATATTTATATCGCTAAATCCATCTCGCCTGAATTCCAGAATATTCCCATTTTGTTTCAATGATAGTAGAGAAATATCATCAGTAGACGTAAACAATACTAGAGTTTCATTTAAAACGTTCTTTCTCAGGTCAGGTTTGTACCATAACCCGAACGAAAATGGAGTCGTCAAAGTATAATTCCAGTCGATTGTCTGGCCATTCATATTAGTAAGAATCAGTGTCTTTGGTAAAACGGCACCGGTGTTCAGTGTATATTGTATATCATATCTATTGGCAAATACGAGTGATGTATCATTACGAATATTGAAAATTTCATAGGGAGCAATATCAGTATAATTATTACCAATAATGGAATAGGGTCGTTTTAAACTCTCATATGTATTATGAATTTGTTTGTCATTAAACGGGTAATTGTAGAAGCGGATGTCGCGTAAAATTGGCCCAAATGGCAATCTGCGGTTTGTGTTGCCTATATATAAGTTTTGTCTCATGTTAGCTTCTTTCAAAAAAGTGGCCGGTCTATATTCTTGTAAACGATTGCCATTTTCATATACAATGACTTGTCCATTTGTATACACAATTTGATAAAGAATGGGTATTTTATTTTGATATTTGTGAAAAATGGAATGGCGTTTGAATGTATACAAATGTGATTGATTCTCAAAATATACCCGGTTATTTTTCACATAAAAACTCAGGACATTATTTGTTTGGTAAGTAGCAGTAGAATCCCCCAATAGAATAAAAACCCTTTCCTGATATTCATTGACAATCGGGTGAGCATAAAACCAAAATCCCAATGTCATGTTTGTAGATAATTGCAAACTGGACTCGCTGTAAAAATCGTTCCACGAAATATCATCAACTGGAATTGCCTCACTAGATGATGCATGCCAACGATCTCTACTGTATTCTAAACTAGGCACCGGTTCAAATGAAGCCCCAATTGATACCATAGAAATATCACTCAGTAACAAATGATTCAATTCGTAATAGTTTCGTTGTATTCGCAATTTCACATCTTTGCAAGAATTCGCTAAATAAAATTTAATTTGGATTTGGTTCCAGGATAAATCATCTGCAATCAATGGGTTGGTTTGAAATACAACACCATTGCTATCTACAATCTGAGCCTTGTATTCTACAGTAGGAGACGTATTTCCTCCTTTGTAAGGTAAACCCGGATTTCCACTATTAAACGGGGCATTTTCCACTAAATGTTTTGCAATGAAAAAAGCCAATGAATAATAGTTCCGGAATAAATATCCACCCGATATGGATTGTTCTATATAAGCCGGTTCTTGTACGGGATTGTCTACATACAATAATGCATGTTGGTTTACATGCGGTCGGTCTAAATATCGATGACCGTATAATGTACCATTGCTATTATCTGTGAAGATGACACCAGTACCTGTATAATATTCGGGAAAAACTGTAGAAGATGGTTCAGTTAATCCAGTGAGTTCATTGAATTGATAAGGTCCATTGTCTAATGCCGGTTCAAGGTTTCCATTATTGAATACAAAAGGTGTTTTTTCACTTTCTATAGTAAATTGAATGGGCTCGGATTCATATCCATTCGCGGGTGTTTCGTATATTTCATATGGGCTGGATAAAGTAGTAGGAGTCGGTTTATAAATAGTAGTTATAGTACCAGTTAAAATATCTCCAACTTCAATAGTATCTGGTAACGTTACGTCAAATACATTTATATCACTACTATATTCGGTTACTGTAGAATCGGGGTGAATTAGACGAAATCGATTTTCCATTATTGCAGATGAATTAATATTGCTATCATTCAAATCCAGTGTAATGGTTTTTCCACCTAAACCTGTATTCAGCACTATAGTTGGGGATAAAGAGGTGGCCGGTCCTTCATTCAATGTTTGCAATGATTTACTTTGTACAATAGGATTAGGCTCAATCAAACGTGTAAATGATATGTCATAAATTGTGTTTCTAGTCAATCCAGTAATCGTGTAATGATTAACATCGTGACTAAAGATAGTTTCGTATGTAGTATTTGGAACGGAAGAAGTAGACCACTGTACAGAATAACTTATATCTTCGGATGGATTTAAATCCATCCATCTTATTTCAATTTCATTGTATTTTACGATGGAGATAAACTCTACCATGCGTGCTGTAAACAGAAACTGATTACTAATATACGGATTTGCCTCGTATTCATATGTGATGAAACTGTTGGATTTCGGTTCTTTGTATCCAGTGGTTACAGAGGCAAATATTTCGTCATCAAGGTTAATATTAGGTATTTGTATAAATCCATTTATATCAACATTGTAATTATCGTCGATATCATATTTGTCTATTTCAATATTAAGTGTATTATAAGTCGCTTCGCTCGGGTTAATATTGACGATGGACATGATTGCACTGTTACCATATATTGGGTGATTAAATACAAAATTACTATTTACAGTACCTGCTCCAGCGGATAATGTAGTAAATGAATAGTTATACTCGTAGGTATTAGATGGGTAGATATTTATGATTTTTCCGTAGTAGGTGGTATTGGTATTGAGTCCTACCCAATTCAAAGTAGTAAAACTTGAATCAATTTGTACAATGGAATCATTGAGTAAATACCGTTGATTCAATGTGACACCGATATCTACTATATTTGTAGTTACAATATCAACGCTAAATACTCCAACTTTTAGTATAGATATAGTAGTACTCGCTTCGTTTAATGTACGAAATGTACCGGTATTATTAGACAAAAAATCGGCATTGTTGTCATAATAACCTACTATTGTATAATCGTAGGATGTATCTGGTGTAAGTTTGGGTATAATCAGTGTATCATTTGTATTATTCCAATCGTATATATGACCTTGACTGTAAATAGGTTCATTATCCGATCTGTTAAAAATCTTTACTGAATAATAAATGTGATTTATAAAACCCACTGGGTCTTTTTCAATCGAAATACGGTCTCCATATATTGTAAATATGGGTATTAAATTGCCTATTTCAAGAGTATCAATGAATACTTCACCACTAATCGAATACTTGTAACTGGGTATAATAGGAGTAGCCGTATTAATGGACGGATAAATTGAACTTATATTGTAGTTATAAGTACCTCTGTCTAGATTCGATATAATTGTACGAGTGGTTTTGTTTGATAAAGTGAAACTAATTGAATCTCCAAATTCAATATGATAATATGCATCTTTAATGGACAAAAAATCCGGTGCACTAGTAAAATTAATCAGTGCTTTCGATTTGTACAGTATTTCACTTTGTCTTACTACTAAATTGGATACACTATTTTGATTTAATGTAGTGCGCTTTTTTTCTACGGTATATCTATTTCTAGTTTCATTGTATAGTACTTCAAGTTTTATTGTAAACTCAGTATTAATGGGTAAACTAGAATATATTAATTTTCTTTGAATTGTATTGAATTGAAAATTTCTATTAACCGGTTCTATTGAAGGAATTAAATCAAATAATGTACCAGATGGGTCTAAATAGGATATTTCAATTAAGTCATTTTTTATAAGTGGGCTTACTGAACTGTAGACAAATACAGGTGTGCTTTCATTTAAAGTGGTAAATTCAACTACATGTACATTATCAATGTATTCATTTTGACTTTCGGGAAATAATGTAGAAATGGCTAAAGTGTATTGTGTATTTATTAATAATTGTAATATCGTCACTCGGTTTTCATAATACTCTACATTACTGTATTTTTCGCCATTAATATAAAAAAAGTGCTGTACATCGGGCATAGTTTGTACAGATTGATAAGAAATATCGATCGATTGATTATAAATATTATTTATTTCCATATTTGACTGTAGGTAATAATTCTCATCTAAAGTAACAATGGTAGCACTTGCATCAAATGCATATTGATCGTTGTCTACACCATACAAGGTTTCCACAAATACATGGTACTCTTTATTGAATGAAATGTCATTTCCACTAATGGTTTCACTGTACAAATCATATTGTATCATGGTTTCATATGAAATAGTGACATCGTACTGGAGTTCTGGAATATAAATTCGATAATCAACTCTATCTCTCAATGGTGTAAACTCTAATGAAAACTCGGTTGTCTGGTTAGTTGCATCTATTATAAGTGGTTCAGTATCGGCATCGGCATCGGCATCGGCATCGGCATCGGCATCGGGCAATTCTATAGTAGAAACTCGATTGGTTGGGTTTTTCAAAACTAAATCTTTTACAGCCCCATCGGCTAATGCTGTACGGAATGTTTTAGTATGATTGACTGGAAAGATATCACCACTTTCATATGTCAAATACAATTCTACAGTATATATCGTATTAGGTGTCAATCCAGTCACAAATAAATAATTGCCAAAATTACTATATTGTGCTCCAGTAAATTGAAATGTATGGCGTTCTTCATCGTTTTTCACAACAACATTATAATAAAGTGGGCTTCCAACTTGTTCAAAATACAATTTGGCTGTAGTAAACGTAGCCCCTAATATGACTAAACGTCTTGGTTGGCCTTGAAATACCTTTCGTGTTCGCTGGCTTCGTATTCTCTCGGATAACCTTAATGCAGACGAACTGTTACTGTTGTCTGTAGAAGTGGGAGTAGTGTCCGATATTTCTACAGGACACTTACATAAAGATCTCTGTGGTTCTTTCATATACAATATATAATAGGTAATTGCCTCGACCACTATAACACATATTGATATAAAAAGGTCATTATTAAAACGACTTTTTTCCTGGAATAAGGATTTTGGTTTTCGGGAAAAATTGAATCGATTCTTCTATTTTCTAAAAACTCATATAAAGAAAATACTCCGTATTCAGTTTATATTCCGTATATCAAAATTTTAAATCAATTTCCAAGTTTTTATTTCTAAAAATCCTAGACAATATGACACCAAAACCTTCTCCTGTTGCTGCTGTTGCCAATGCTGCTCTAGCCAATCAATATCAACGTAAAACCGATAAAGAACATGTATTGGATAACCCCGATACTTATATTGGTTCGGTTGAGAAAGTGGATTCTGAGCAGTGGGTAATGGAAGCAGTGGAAGGTGAAGCCAATAAAACCATTATACCGAAGACTGTAGAATATGTCCCGGGATTGTATAAATTGTTTGATGAAGGCGTAGTCAATTGCCGTGACCATGTAATTCGTATGATTCAAAGCAAGGCCGAAAATAAACGGTTGGTTTCTTCGATTGACATTGAAGTCGACGAAGAAACGGGGAAAATAACGTTAACCAATGATGGAAATGGCATTGATGTAGCCGAACACCCGGAAGAGAAAATCTGGATTCCGGAGATGATTTTCGGTCATTTACGTACTTCTACAAATTACGATAAAAATGAAAAGAAGATTGTAGGTGGGAAAAATGGTTTTGGATTTAAGTTGGTTTTAATTTGGTCTACATGGGGATATATCGAAACAGTTGACCATACCCGTGGTCTAAAATACACACAAACATTCCATAACAATTTAGAAACGATCGACCCGCCCAAAATCACCAAGTGTGCCAAAACGAAACCCTATACAAAGGTGTCTTTTCTACCCGATTATGCCCGGTTAAAGATGCCCAAATTAACTCCCGATATGGTTTCCTTATTTCGCAAACGAGCACACGATATTGCGGCCGTGACCGATCAATCCTCGAAAAAGGTCAAAGTCCAATACAATGGACAGACGATTCCAATCAAGAATTTCACCCAGTACATAGATTATTATATTGGTTCCAAAGAAGACACGAAACGAGTATATGAATCGTACAATGGCCGATGGGAATATGCAGTGGCGATTAATTCCAAACAAGAATTTTCGCAAGTGTCCTTTGTCAATGGTGTATGTACACACAAGGGTGGGAAACACGTAGATTATATATTAGGACAAATTTTGCGTAAATTATGCGCTTATATTGAGAAAAAGAAGAAAATATCGGTGAATCAGTTTACTATAAAAGAACAACTTATACTGTTTCTACGGTGTGATATTGAGAATCCATCGTTTGACAGTCAAACTAAAGATTATATGAATACACCGTCCACTCGTTTTGGTTCTACTTGTACAGTATCCGATGGGTTTATTGACAAGGTAGCCAAAATGGGAGTTATGGAAATGGCGTGTCAATTGACCGAAACCAAGGAAGCCGGTAAAACTAAGCGTAAAATGGACGGTAGTAAAACCCGATCAGTGCGCGGTATACCGAACTTCGTAGATGCCAATTATGCCGGTACCGATAAATCCAAACAATGTATCTTGATTTTAGCCGAAGGGTTAAGTGCTATGTCGGGTATTGTATCTGGATTGGATACCGATGACCGAAATACTATAGGAATCTATCCATTAAAAGGAAAGGTACTGAATGTACGTGGGGCTACCCGTGATTTAAGTGAAAATCGCGAACTGGCCGATTTAATCAAAATCTTAGGCTTGCGTATTGGAGAAGAGTACAAAAGTCTGGATGATGTGAATAGCAATTTACGGTACAGTAAAATTATGATCATGTCGGATCAAGATTTAGACGGTTCGCATATTAAAGGGCTTTGTATCAATCTCTTTCATTCATTGTGGCCTTCGCTGGTTCATTTAGACGGGTTCCTGTGTTTTATGAACACCCCGATTTTACGGGCCAAGAAAAACAGCGAAGTTCTACGATTCTACAATGAAGGTGAATACAACCAGTGGAAACAAAGTTTACCCGGTAAAACTACCAAGGGTTGGACTTTGAAATATTTCAAAGGGTTAGGTACTTCTACTGCTGTTGAATTCAAAGAGTACTTTGCCAATAAAAAGATGGTCGACTTTCATCATGAAGATAATGTTAGTGACAATACAATTGACATGGTGTTCAATAAAAAGCGGGCAGAAGACCGTAAAACCTGGTTGGAAAATTACGACAAAGCCAGTTTCCTCGATACCAATCAAACGCAAATTTCCTATGACAATTTCTTCCACAAAGAAATGGTCCATTTCAGTGTATATGATTGTGAACGGTCCATTCCCAATATGGTGGATGGATTGAAAACCAGTTTGCGTAAAATCCTCTATTGTGCATTCAAACGGAAATTAACACAAGAAATCAAAGTGGCGCAATTTTCCGGTTATGTATCGGAAAACAGTGCGTACCATCACGGTGAAGCCAGTTTGAATGGTGCCATTGTCAATATGGCGCAAGATTTCGTCGGGTCAAACAATCTAAATCTACTAATGCCCAATGGACAATTTGGTACGCGTCTAAAAGGTGGTGAAGACAGTGCCTCGGAAAGATACATTTTCACTCTTTTGAATCAATTGACCCGGTACTTGTTTCCCGAAACCGATGACATGGTACTAGATTATATTAACGACGATGGTCAATTGGTAGAGCCCAATTATTACTGTCCTATTATACCATTTGCATTGTGTAATGGTATATCCGGTATTGGTACAGGATTTTCATGTTCTATTCCATCGTACAATCCACGGGACTTATTACGATATGTCCAATCACGACTAGAGGGGAATAATACTGTACAAGAATCAATGGAATTTGTGCCGTATTACGAAGGGTTTCAAGGAACAGTAACCAAAATCGAAGACGCCAAATATTTAATCAAAGGTTTATATGAAACGGTGAATGATAATACAATCATTATCCGCGAATTACCGGTAGGTACATGGACAATGAATTACATAACCTTCTTGGAAGATTTACTAGACAATGGAGCCAATAATATCGGTGGTAAGAAAAAGAAAAAAGGCGAGGCTATTATTCGCGACTTTACCAACATATCCACTGAATTAATTGTACATATTACAATCGTATTGGAAAAGGGTGTAAAAGCCAAATTGGAGGGTACTGTAGATGGAAATGAGGTTAATGGATTAGAAAAGATATTGAAACTGACTTCTACAGTAACCACAACCAATATGAATATGTTTAATCACAAAAAACAACTACACAAGTATAAGACTGTACAAGAAGTGGTTGACGATTATTATGGAGTTCGTTTAGACATGTATGAAAAGCGTAAGATCGCGCAAATTAAATCAATGGAACTGCGAGTCAGAGAATTATCGAACCGGGCGCTATTTATTGTAGAGGTGGTCAACAATACGATTGATTTACGGAAGTTCGATACAGACGACGAAGTGAATCAATGTTTAACCAGTAAGAAATACGATAAGGTCAACGACAAATACGATTATTTGACACATATGCCGATGCATACCATGACCAAAGCACGAGTCCAAAAATTAGTGGACGAAAATGAGAATTTGAAACGTGAATTGGAAATCTTGCGTAATACTTCTACAGTATCAATGTGGTTACGTGAATTGAAGAGTTTTGAAAAAGAATATGGTAAATATCAACAAGCGCGTCAAGATGTGCTGAAAAAGAGTCAACTGAAATTGGGATCGAATAAAACAAATAAAAACAGTACAAAGAAAAAGACTAGTACAAGTAGTAATGCGAAAAAGAGTAAAAAATGAGAAAAATAGGGAAAAGGCAAAAATAGATAAAATATAAATTGCGCTAAATACAGTATAAATAATAATTGTTATTAATGTATATTCAATTATAATAAACCATTAAATAGATTTTAGAAATGGAATCATCGTCATCATCACCAACAATGCCAGAAAAGTTCCCATCTATTATGATGGATTTAGTAGAGGATTTAAACCATACATTTCCCGAATACAAATCATTATGGTGGATTTACAGTGAAGATACGACTCCAGCGGGGTGGGTTGATTTATATCATTATTGTTTAAAGGTATACCCGGAGCGATTCTTCGATATATTGTACCAGAATGATGAATTATTTTCTCAAGAATCAACCCACAACACCTTTTTTTTACCCAATGTAGACTTTAGGAAGTTTTTTTTGACAGAGGGAGTTAGTGAATCGACTAAATCATCTTTGTGGAAATACTTGCAACTTATTTTGTTCACTATTATAGGGGACGTGAAAGACAAAGGACAGTTCGGAGACACTGAGAATTTATTCAAAGGGGTCGATGATGAAGAATTACAAAGTAAAATTGCAGAGGCTGTCCAAGGTTTAGGAGAATTTTTCCAATCAATGGGGTCCGATGATAATACACAAAATAATGAGGACCCCTTTAGTGGATTTGAGCATATCAATTCCAAAGAAGCACAAGATGCAATGAATGACTTATTTACAAAAATGGAAAAATCCATGAACGAGGGCACGAACGAGGGCACAAATGATGAAACGCAAAACGAGAAAACACAGGAAAGGTCCAATACAAAAGACAATACGAATGGTGCATCGTCGTCGTCGCATATACCGAATCCAGAAGACTTACATAGCCATCTACAGGGATTATTTGATGGTAAAATTGGGAGTTTAGCCGAAGAATTAATGGAAGAATTAGGGGGAGATATAAAAGATACATTTGGTATTGATCCAGATGATGAAAATGAGAATGTAGGACCAATGGATATTTTAAAAAAATTAATGCGCAATCCGGATAAAATGATGAAAATCGTGAAAAAAGTCCAAGGGAAGTTCCAAGAAAAAATGAACTCAGGTGATTTGTCCCAAGAGGACTTAATGAAAGAAGCGGGAGACATGTTACGTAAAATGAAAGAAATGGGCGGGTCGTCACAGCAAATGCATGATATGTTCCAAAATATGGCTAAAAATATGGGTGGAATGGGAGGCGGAAAAAACATGCGAATGGATACGGCTAAATTAGACCGTATGATGAAAGGTCAAGAAACAAAAGATCGAATTTTAGCCAAATTAGAAAAAAGGAGAGAAGAAGAAAGGTTGGCAATAGAGGCACAACCACAAGAATTCAAGTACAGACCACAGGGAGCCGAAAGACAGGAACGGTCGACACTTAGTGATGCACAATTGGCGGATTTGTCAAAAGAATTCGATGAAGATATTGCGACTACAGCAGAAGAGAAGAAGACGAAATCAAAATCAAAATCAAAGGGCAAATCAAAAAAGGGTAAAAAAGGGAAAAAATAGAGGGAACCTAAATGGGGGAACCTAAAGGTTTCCCCACACCCCTTCCGTTCCACGTTATGCTTTAGGGAGGGGTAGGGGAGGAATAGGGATAGGAATAGAGTGAGGAGAAGTTTCTTTTTTGTACAGTATAAAAAAGAAAAGATCAGGGAAAGATTAGATAAACCATATGGTTCACCTCGCTACGCTCGGTGAAAGGTCGGCATTTGCCGACCAATCTGTTCCACGTGTGAGCGAGCGAAGCGAGCCACAAATGTCCTGTACAAAAAGTATAACGTGGTACGGAGGGAGTGTGAGGAAACAGGTTCCCTCAAGTCCATTCACTCAAATTCAGACCGCTCAATAAATTGGGCGTACAGGGTGTACGTTCTCTATATTGTTTGTTTTCCAAAATTGCTTCGGCCAATCGTTTCTTTTGCTGTTCATGCAAATACGGGCATTCTAATTCACGAATGACCTCCAATATTTCTAAATGTTCTCGGATTTTAAGTAAAGGATCCATTTCCTGTTCTTTTTCGATTTCTTCAGTGGTTTTCCCGATATTGTAACTAGGCAATGGGTATCTCATATCACAACCTTGTTCGGCAAAAAATCCCGTAAATGGAGACAACAAAGCACTGGGTGTTTTTTCAATATCCGGTACACGAGTATAAACATAGTAAGGCAATAACCGTACAATAGGATACTCAATGAAAGTAGTGAATCTCATCTTATTGGTCGGTTAAAGACTGTAGAAGAATTAGTTCTATATTATTTATTGTTTCTTTTTCAACAAATGACCTAACGACAATTTCAATGCCTTTTTCTCTTCTTCCAATATACGGATATCATTTAACAAATAATCAATAGAATAAAAAGGGTCTACTACGGACAATCGTTTTTTCCGCAATAATTCATCATCTATGGTACATCGGTCGGTAAAACTGTACAAAACTAAATCTGGATTGAATACAAATGGATTAATATCACCTTGATGCTTATAAATAATCACATTTTTCAAATATTCGTCATTGTCCACTGGGTCTTTCAAACTCCATTCTACCAAAGTGCGGATATCAATAACTTTTTCCAAAGTATCTAGATAATCATATTTTACGGCGAAATACGAGAGTGCCCGTGCAACTTTCCCCCGTGAACATTCAGCCGGTACAAACGTTTTTGAATTTTTATTGGTGACCATTAAATACCCTCTTTTGGCAAACAATTCGTTTTCATTGCTCACCGCATTCCCTTTCATATCCAGTACACGTATTTTGTCGTCGATTTTGGCAACACTGGAATCGACATATTTGAAATTTTGCCGGAAAGAATTCAATTTGCGATTACACAAATACAAATGATGCAAGTCCGATTTCATGGCTAATTTCCGTGTATCATTTTTGAAAAACGATTGAGGAAAAATATGTTCTACATTCAGGCTTTCTTGCTTATCGTCACCATCGCCATAAATGTCGATTTTCCGCAATTTCGTGTGCAGTATATCCTTTGCTTGTGCATAAGACAATACAGTGCTCGATTTCTGACTTTCATATTCCAAATAACTTCGCATACGACATGGTTCGGATAATGTGAGCAAAGGATCTGTACGCAATGACTGTACAAACAATCGACAATCCTGAAAAAGGACTGTGTATAAAATAGGAAATAGTTTTTTAGGAGACCACCATAGAAATGGCATTCTTTCTATAGTAATCCCAGAATTTATATTTAGTAGAATGATTTTTTACTAAATATACTTATGTTATGATCGATACATTTATACCAGTGAAGATTTATACCAGTGAAGATTTGAAATGGGACGCCTTTTTGGGCATCATTTCAAATTGTTACCGGTATCTGACCCTGAAAGATTGAAAATGTCCCACTTTTTAATTCTTATTATTAAATTTAGAATGTTTATGTATCATAAAAATATCCATGGATTGATGAAAAAATACATAGTTTCTATCTTCTAAATATTTTATAATTGGTAAACTTTTATCATTATAATTATTTTCAAAACCAATAATGTCTATGAATATCTTATTAAAATCAATAGATTTGATTACTTCAAATTCAGCACCTTCAACGTCAATAGATAAATAATTTATGTGCGATATATTATATTCGTTACATATAGTTTGTAATTTTTTGGTTTTTACATTTATAATTTTTGTATTTGAATTATATATTCTATTTTCATTTTCTAATCGTTGTTTATGTCTACTATCAAATGTATCTTTAATACCCGAAAGCATTTCAGTATAACCAGTATTACAAATGAATTCAGTTTCTCCATCATTATTACAAACTGCTATATTTAAATTTATACATTTTGGTCTGTTGATTATTAAATTTTCAAAAACAGATTTTATAGGTTCAATATTTATTCCCGTCCAATTATTATTTTCTTCAAAAAACAAAGTATTATTTAGTGATTTTCCATCATGTGCACCAACATCTACGAAAAATCCATTTTGAAAACCTTTAAATATATTCGTTTCTAAATATTTATCTTGATTATATTGAGAATGAAACATTATAATATAAATTATTAATATTTAATTATTTATATATATTTTTACTATTTATTTGTAATTTGAAATGACGCCCAAAAAGGCGTCCCATTTCAAATATTCACTGGTATATAGCATGGGTTTGGGTTCATGCCTGATTTCCATTTATAAACCTCTTTTTAGCCGATATGCTTGATTTTTCTTATACCATTTTTCTTTTACATTTTGTTTTAATGATATTTGTGTATGTTTTTCATATTGTTCTGGACTATCATAGCATAACATGCAAGGTGGTACTCCATTTTCACCAGAGATGAATTTAACCTTAAATACATCATCTTCCTGGAATGTTCCTATAGTATAACGTATTGGCCCACCGTCGTTATAATAAGGTATACCAGTTACCGCATTGAACATATGTGCATTAATATGCTCTTCGGTTGGAAACAAAAGAATCTTTTTTGACTTTCCGTCTATTTTACGTTTTATTGTGTAGGACTTAGCCTCTAGTCTGAAACCCTTCGCTACATGTTCTGTAATAACTGTAGGCTCACTAAAATTGTCGTAATCTTCATAGACTGGGGCAAAAGATCTTGCTGGTTCTGGTTCTGTACTGCTATCGTCCATTATTGTAATAATAATTTG